TCAGTCATTCACAGGGATCCTTGCCGAAATGTATATCAATGCGACCCCTGTAAGCGCATATAAGGTGATAGGTGATGCCGAATAAGACTCAGGGTCACCAGCAAAAATACTGATGTATCCAAGAACATGAACTAGAATCAGCGAGAGGATAATCGTTCGCGCAGTCGTCGAGCGGTGTCCACCCAGCCCAAGCGCATAACATGCCCCACCGAAGAAAAGCAACCCATACACATGAGGCGACACAACCCCGTGTGTAATCGCCGGGACAAAATTTTGTACCCCCACGTCGACATTACTCAGAATGCCAATGCCCTGCAACATAATCAGCAGACAGACAACATGCCAAAACGTGCGATCTAACCGATTATGATTATTCTCTTGTGGTATCCATCTCCGTAGTAATTCCATTGATAAATCCTAGATCATTTGTTCTATTATTTATTCTATCATAACACTTCCACAATGTCACTTATGACGATTTGAGGAACTGTACAATTGCCTGCAACTGAATCTCGACTTCAATCTCGCCCTGTCCAGAATCACAGGTGATTTCGACCTCATGCCGTTGCTGGAATGTCCCCGCCGACTCGATATACTGCGCGATGTCCAACTCAATATCAATCGCTGTCCCACCAACCCCCCACGGACCACCGAGTGCGCTGGTACGATCTACCCCATTGATGCTAATCCGCACCGTATCAGGATAATCCGTGTCATCATTAATGCCGTAATCGAGATCATGTGTGTGATTGGGGATACTAACATTGTGTGTGTGTGTGCCAGAGCTCGTTAATGTTTCAATATCTCGACCGCCATAACTGTTACTGACTGACGAAGCTATCACCATCGAAATAGTGTTGCCATTATCGCCTAAAAACGGCACGCCATAATAATAAAGTGTTCCCGGAGGAGATGTGCCTAGATACGACAATCCCCCACTGACTTGATGGTCATGGTCACCATTCGCAGCACTCGTGGTCGCCGCTGACCCACCACTCTTCGCTGCACTTGCCGTTGTACGGAATGGTCGCGTCTGGATATACAGCGAACATCGATGCACACTCAGCACCGCCTCATCAATCCGCACCGGGATAACCGCGCTGTGACTACTATCCATCTGACGCTGATACACCGACCCCCACACATTCGGATACGGCTGAATCTGCGTATTATTGACTTCAACCGCTTCAATCGCGCCGACCACCACATCTTTGACATCCTTCTGATGCTCATCAATATTGGCAATTGTCAACGCCAGCGACACACCAGAGGTCGAGACCCGTTCTTCGACTTCCATAATCCAGAACTCGTCACGGATATTCACAAACGCAAACTCGCTATCATTTTCCCGCAGGACATACCCCTTATAATCGAGCGTGATCTTATCCCCCGGTCGAAGCGTGGTGCGTGGTTTCCGCACATTAATCTTATATGTCGTCAGCTTCACACTCTTGCGCTGAAGCCATGCCGCCGCCGCGTCATACACTGCCTCAGATGCCAGCGTGAGATTTGCCTTTGAGTTCGAGATCGGCACAATCTTATTAAACTTGACGGGATTTTTCTCTATCTGACCATAGGTGCTGATACTGGTCGCATCCGATATAACGTATTCTGTACGACCGTTAATTGTCACCTGCTGAATATCATATGGATACCCATTTCCGGTCGTGCGGTTGCCTGCCTCGTATGCCTCTTTTAATGTAACAGCCGCGTCGCCATCCCCCCCACCAATCGGCACAATCCAATTGACGACATCCTTAGTGCTTTCGTTGATAACAATCCGCTCGACGGGAAGAATTAAATCGTTCTGCTCTAGCTCATAGGTGATGTTGGACATCCGCCCAAACGCCACCAACCCCGTATCAGAGCCAAACGCGCCAAATTCAACCGTCTTAGCTGTCAGTGACGGGCGAATATGCAACCCTTTCTCTTCGGCAATCTGGATAACCGCCTGTAAAGGATTCCCACCATCGAACCGTACCGAGTGCGTGCCCAATCCAGCATCGACCGTCGCCGACCACCCGCTAGCCTCTGCCACCAGATCATCGATGATGTCGTCCAAATCTTCATCGGTATATGCCCGGTTGCGTCCCAGCGATGGGAACGTCAGTTCCTTCATATCATCGGGACCGGAAGCCGTGAGCGTTGCTGACGACTCAGCATCACTTTTGCTGACTTTACGAATGATGCCCCGCCCCAATTCCCGAACGACCTCATTATGCTCGACATAAATCCGTACCCGCCGTTCATTCTGAATTAAATTGACCGCGCGCTTATCGGTCAATGGGAAAGACAATTCAACGCTACCCGACGCATCCAACCGCCGTTTAATCGCCGCACTCGTCAACGTATAGACCGGACCCTCGCCCAGCTTATTGCCTGAGGCATCGTATACATCACACCAAATAAACACCGCAAACCCCTACTGCGATGTAATTAATGAGGATATGGCAAATATCGCAATCGCATCGAGCGCGTTACGATCATCCTCACTTGCATTGCGATATGTCGTCATAAATGCCTGTAACGTCGCCAATTGCACTTCATCATCCTGATATGCCTGTAACGCCGCCACCTTCATATCCGTCAGCGACCCGCCCAGCTTCAACTGAGAGAATGCCGCGAAGATCGATTTCAGATGTACCGATTGGGCTTGGCGATTCTTGATGGCTTCAAACACCGCCACAGGCGACACCAGTGCATTGGATGCTGGATACTCGACACCAGCTTCAAACAATGCTTCCTTATTCGTATCACCATATGACTTAATATTTGTGCCTGCTGGAAGAAGCAAGCTGACGACCTTCACAGTCGTGTTCTCGCGAATCAGATAACTGACACTAATTCGCCCATCCAATTGTGTCTCCGGTGGCTGAAACGTAATCTCTTTAGCCATTATGCAACCTCGATTTCTACAGTAATATCTTTATCTCCGCCACTCATAACATTCTTGATGGTCGTTTTGATATTCGGGTCACTGCCCGACCCATCGTCAAAGCGCACCGCAATATCGCGCGTGCCCCCTGTCCATCGCCCAATGACACATGGTTCATCGTACTGGACATCCTCGGCAAACACCTCAAACACAGCATCTTTGCTTTCTGCCGACCAAGTGCTGGATGTCTCGCTCATCATTTCACCGTCGGCATACGATGGTGCACTACCATCCGCGCCCCATGTCACATAGTTGCTATCACTCTGTGCGCGGTCTGTACTTAACACCAGCCAATATGTGGTGCTACCACTGATGCTAAAGGACGACCCAAATGTAAATGTCACATCCGCATAAGAAGTTCCAAGGCTAGATTCACTCACCGTTGTCGTAGCGTTCGCATGTACCAGCGTCCCACTTGGTTCGCCACTATTGTCCGTCTCGATACGGAGAGTCAGTGTCCCACCCGGTGACCCTGTTTTCTTCAACCACAGATCAACACTGCCGAGTGTCTCCGCAACAATTACTTCGAAGCTCTGCGACAGCTTGTCCTTCTCGGTTGTTGCACTAATCGTAAACGAGCACTGGTTGTCCACTGAACTTTGTGATGTCCACGACGACCCACCATCCGCGCTAAAAGCACTAATTCCCCCGGCGTAAACACTCGAGGATTGCGCCTGCCAGTTGTACCGATCATCCGAGGCTTGCGCGACCGTACTCAAAACCAGCCAGTACTTTGTTGATGCCTCTAGCATCACACTGATACTACTGACGGTATTTGTCGCGCTTGCAGTCGGAGTTTTAGTCCCCGATGCCAGCTCTGTATCTGGCTCATCACCACTATCAGACATGATCTGCCATGTAATATCACCCGTAGGCGACCCGTTATTCGCATCAAGCGCGAACGTAAACTCCGTCAACTCACCACCATTAACAGTGGTAAACTGTTGACCCGTGCGGTATTCGTCACCCCCTGCGTCGCCTATCGTGTTCGCAGTACCACTTGCCGTAATCGTGATACTGTCACCCGCCAGTGTCGGTCCTTCTAAATCGACTCCCGCATCCTGATTGCTATCCGAATAACTCGCTACCGACGGTCCTGCACCTGTACTACCCACATAGGCGCGCACCTCGCGATGACGTGCTTGCGCATCCGAATGATGTTCGACCGTCATCGTACTACCATTAGACAGTGTGTCCCGCTTGATATAACGAATCGGTTTTGGCTGGATGAAGATTTCAGTCGTGCTTGCACCGTATCCCATCTCAGCGACAGCAACCTGTCCACCGCCACTGCTGACAGTCGGCTTCGTCTGTGTATACCCTCCTGCCGTAGTCGAGGCATATACCCGTGCATCTGCTGTAATCCCCGTAAAACCTGACACGATACCGAGGATTCGTACACTACCCGTACTATTTTCGGTGATACCCCCGGATTCGTTGACGCACCCCTTCAGCGACCCTGCTAGCACCGTGGATGTCGCGTCTACATCGATCTTATACCACTCACCGTCAGATTCATTCAAAAAGACCATATCGCGCTCTGATAGGTCTTCCCCAGCCGTCGCCGTCAAATCAACAGGCTCTGCACCACCGCCACCTGCCGCCGCGAAGGTCGCACCACCTGACCCGTTTGCCGTCAGCACATATCCGCTGGTTGATGCTTGACTATCAATCGCACTCGCACGAATTTTCCCCGTTGCTGGCAAGAGCGCATTTAATGCTTCTAACGCCGTCGAGAGTGCCAATTGCAAGGTCTCATTGCCTGCATCGTTCTGTTCTGTTTTAGCGATACCACTGCCAGAGATCGTAAGCTTGTCATCCAGCGTCCCCACGTGCGTGTCGTTATCCGTTACGCTAAGTAGCCGACCACTTCGCAGTTCGGTTTGGATGTCACTAATTGCTGTAATCACATCACCAGCGTTTGCCAATTCACCATCCACCAGCAAACTGGTGTCTGGCGCAATGTTTGTCTTTGTTTCTGCCGTCATAAGTCACCTCTAAATAAATGCGTGCAAGTATGACAATTTGATACTCGCCGCATCGCTAGCATTTGCCATCGTCACACGAATCGAATTACTGCCCGGATTCAATCTGAACCACTCTGCCCGTGTTGCCGTCAGACTGCTGTAAGCATTCGAGCCATTCTTCAGCACCGACCGCTTACGGCAGTTAATCACGACCTCATCACCCGCCACCAATGTATCTGTCAGCGTAAGCTGGTCTTTGACTGCCCCACTCACCAACCGCTGGATGACAATATTCTGTGCCGTCTCACCTGTGTCGCAAGTGATCGTGATACGGGGCAACGTCGCGACCGTCCCGCCTGTGACCGTCTCAGTCAAATCGGTAGTCAATCCCGATACAGCCTGTGCCGTCGCTGTGCCACCCCAATAAGACTCGCCCCACGTGAAGAACCCCCACTCCGGTGCTTCTGTACCCTGCTGGTACCAATGCGGGTCACTCACCTGAAAGCTAAATTTAACCTCCATCATGATTCCGGTATGACCGCTCTCGCTGTGGTTGGTGGTCATATTGTTAAGTCGCGCATAGCACCAGCGCAAACTCTCATTCTCATCGACAGGTTGCATGTACAATCTGCCTTTACGCTGACGAGCCGACGACCGCAAAGTATCCAACCAGTCCACCATCGCTGACGGGGGAGTCTTCTTAATTTTGAGTGTCCCCTGCACATTACCGATTTCACCCGGCGCAGGGTCAACGCCATACTCATCGAACCCGCCATCCATCCCCGGCAGTCTTGTCGTCCGTGGCACAGCATCCGCGAAGTTATCCCGCCAATCCTGCACATAAGACAGGTCATATTCCGTATTCGCGTTATCTGTCGGCACAACAAATGATGTAATGCGATACATGCGCTAATTCCCCCGTCCGGTGTACAAGCGTTCGAGTTCGTCCCACACTCCGCGCCCTGCTTGACGACCCTCTTCGTATGAGTTTGCCTGCACCACAATATCCCCGTGAATCTGCATGCCCCCGGCACCCTGCAAAATTTGGTCAATATTCGGGATAAATGTCCCGTTCGTTTCAGGGAAGAAGGCTTCTGGTTGTGCCCCTGTGCCAATCATGTACCCTGCTCCGGCAAGACCCGGACCACCAGAGTCACGCGACAGTAAATGTGCGAATGGGTCTTGGTCGGGGAACATCAAATTAAACAATGACCCCGCTGGATTTAATGTCGCGCCCATGATTGACCCGTAAGCTTGCAACGGGTCTGGATTGGTAATAATGTCCTGCGAGTTTCTCATTGCATTGTCGAGAGCATTCGGCATCCCTACATTTAATTCACCTTTAATCGCACCCCCCGCTGCTTCGACAACTTGCCTGATGTCATATTTGCCTGACATTAATCCGTCCAAGATGGTCTTAATGTCATTGAGAATGCCCCACCAAGTTTTAAACTCATCAATGATTTTCAGGATTGCCGGGCGTAATGTGCCATCAATCCAATCGCGGAATCCCATCCAGTTATTTAGATACGCTGTAACTAGCACAGCCCCAAATGCCAAGCCTATACCGAGAGGGCTTAATGCCGCTGTTAGCAATGTCGAGATGGCACTTGTCACAGTGCTGATAACTGTCCCTAAAACCACTAACCCGCCAGCAAACAACGCAACAATCAAACCGACACCGATAATTGAGCTAGTTAACTCAGGGTTCTTGGAGACCCAATCAGTTACGGTGTTAATCACATCTGTAATTCGCTGAATAAGAGGTGTAAGGGTCTGATTCATAAATGGGGTTAATGCTTCGATCTGCAACGTCTGGATTGACCCCATTAAACTGTTAAGGCTTCCTTGGAATGTCCCCATGCGAGCCTCAGCAACTTCTGATGCAGATGATTGGCTATCCATCGTCGCTTTCATTGCGTCGATGCCATCACTAGCAAGCAACGCCTCAAACCCGACCAAACCATACGACCCGGCGAGTTGTTTGACAATACGGTTACGGTCTTCATCCGCCATGCCATCTAAGCCAATACGGATGTCGTTCAGAATGGCATCCATATTGCGCATGTTGCCTTCGGCATCAAACATTGATGTACCAAGTTCTGCCCAAACATCTTGTGTTTTACCAGTCTGTGATGTCATCGCAGCCAACATCGAGCGCAATTGAGTCGCCGCTTCACTGCCCCGGATACCCTGCTGGGCAAATATTGCAAACAGCCCCGCAGTGTCTTCGACCGATAACCCAAAACTCGATGCAATACCACCCGCATCTTGGAGTGCAAACCCCAAATCACTCATCGTCGCAGGAGAAGAAGCCGCCGCTCTTGATAATGCCTCGACAATTGTTGCGGTTTCGTCAGCCTCCAACTTAAACGACGACATGATGTTAGTGACAAGATCAGCCGTTAAACCTAAGTCCTCGCCAGATGCCGCCGCCGCCGTCAGAACATTTGGCAATGTTGACATCGCCTGCTCGACATCGAGACCTGCTGTCAATAATTGGAGATACGCATCCGCCGCTTGTTGTGAACTAAAGACAGTATCCGCACCGAGTTGCAATGCTTGCTGGCGAACAGTCTCAAGTGAATCGCCTGTTAGACCCGTCCGTGCCGCAATTTCTGTCAACGAAGCATCAAAATCCGAAGCAGCTTTAATACCCGTTCCGGTAAATGCAAGGAACGGTGAGGTTAGCTTCAAAATATCACCGCCGATCTGTTGCATCCCTTGCCCAATACCTTGCAAAGATGCAGTGATATTACGAACGCCACTACGTATTTGATTTTCTGCTTGCCCCATCGCGTCTGACGCATTGGTGGTGATAATGACCTTACCGTGCGCCGTTCCGAGATTGACACCTTGAGAATTAAACATGTCTTATCCGAACGAATGTTCGCTCACTTGTCGTAAAAAAAGAGCTTAATGCTCTACATATGCCGAATCACCAAACATCATTGCCAACGCTCTTAAATCGTTTGATGCACGATCTTCTAAGCCTAGAGCTTGCGCCAGCGTCCATTTGCGACGACCCTTCTTGTTGTACTCGCTCAATCGTTGCTCGACGATATACCCAAGTGCAAAAACCGCATTATCAAACATCCAAGCACACCATGTTTGACGAATGCCTAAGGCATCACTTGGTTTCTGGTTGTACGTTTTCGCCTTCTGGTACATCATCCACATTGACATTCGTTGGCTCTTGTCCCGGACGAAAGTTTTCGAGCGTATTAAACTCGACCCCCAATGCCCAAGAAAGCACAAATTGTTTGTCATCAGATGTTAAACGTGAAAGAGGCAAGTTCCCCGACCCCTCGACATATTTTTCGTCGCGCACAACAGAAGGATTTTCAAAGCACGTAATTGCAACCATATCTGTTAGTTCCAGCAATTGGACTAACACATTGACATCTGTCGGGTCAAACTCCGCCGATACAGTTTTACCCTCCAAACCTGCAACGACAATATTTGTCAAAAAATCAGGAATCTGATTGTCCCTGCTTGATTGCAATAACCGCAATGGATCTGGACGGCGAAGAACAACCCCTAAATCAGTACCTTTCTGCGACGGAAGCTGTACAACTTCGGTGTTTGGAGAAAAGTCCTCAGGTGACGCAATCTTAAAGTCTGCCATATCGCCTCCTAGCTCACTCCAAAGAAGCTATCCATGCCGGAGCTATCGGTCGGCAATGCCGTTGCGGTTTCATCTATCTGAATCCACAGCATCTTCGCAACCGTGTCGCTCTGGCTCCAAAACTCAAACTCGAGTTCCGGTACCACAATCTGGTTTTGCTCAACGCTGAACAACGGCAACTTAGTCAATTTGCATCGCGCCATCCCAAATCGACCGCCTGCACTTTGCTTGCTTTTCAGGCGGAAGATCAAACCAAATTCTGGCAAGTCTTCACCACCGTCGATGTCGAAGTTGGTTGTCTGATTTGGCGTTGAACCAGACTCACTCTCAGACGAATTGGTCATCTGTGCCAATGTCGGCAGATCAAACACACCCTGAGAGATTTTCCCTGTGCCGTGCGTAATCACTGAAATCATCTCACGACGACGACCTTTCGACATGTTGCTGTCGGTATCATGATTGACTTCAATCTCGACAGTGTTTTCTGCCAGTACTGTGGCAGGTGTCGCATAACCACCATCGCTCTCAAGCTGTGCCGCGACAATGGCATCGACGTTATAAAATAAACTGCCATATTCATTAGATGCCATGACAATCTCCTTAGGCTATCTGTAAGTTCACAAATCGTATAAATTTAGATGGTATATTGCCGTATTCTTCGGCATTTAATTCGGTGCTTCGATGCACAAACTGGAAATATGCCAGACTGCGATCATCAGCCGTCACATCTTTAAAATTTAGAAGCGTCTTGATACGAGCCAGCGCGGAATCAATCGTGACATACCCCACGTTGTCATACAGATAAATCTCGACCGACCCCATCTCAGCTTCAACTTTGACCGGACCCGTCACATCACTATCACGAAAGCGCACAATCGCGAACGGATCCACCAGCACCCCATTGGCTTGTCGCGGAATCTCATCTGCACTCGGTCCCGCTGTCTTGAAGTCCGACGCATTATGTACACCGCCCGTCAATAAAGAAGACAATGTTGCATCGCCATTTAGCAAAGTAAGTATCGCTTCTGCGAGTGTTGCCATACTAAAACCGTCCAGATGATGGTATAATGACCAACATATTTAGTTTCAAGTTACATTCCAGAATTGAGGAAACCCAATGTCTAAAAGAACTTGCGTGGTATGTGGTAACGAACTGCCGAAAAAGAATCGCAAATATTGCTCGAATACTTGCAATGGTATTGCCTTGCGTAATAAACGCAGACCCGACATGGAAGGGAAGACCCCTTGGAATGCTGGTTTGACTGCCGATACTGACGAACGACTGGCTAAAGTTGCACAGTCCATGCACAAAAATGTGGTTGACCGGGATACCTTGTATCAGCTTTACACTGAACAAAACCTTTCGCTTCGTGCTATCGGCAAAAAATATGAAGTAGCAAAAAATGTTATAAAGCGTTTGGTTGATGAGTTTGGACTTATTCGCAAGCGCGATAAACTCACCAAAGAATTGGTTGAAACGCTTTACGCTAGCGGGAAGTCCTATGTTGATATTGGTAAGATGTATAACTGCTCGCCTGTTTATATATCCCAAAACTTTGGACAAGACATTGAGGCTCGTAATTACCAAAACGATGCAGGCATAGACATGGATAAAGAAACCATTTATGACCTGTACTGGAATCAGTGGATGTCTTACGATCAAATTGCTGAAAAGTTGAACGTTGATTTCACAGCCGTTCCGTATTGGCTTAAGAAATTTGGTATCAAGACGCGCACCGCGATGGAAACCCGCAGAGGACCCAATTGGGTTGAGCCTGACGAAAAACAAATTATTCATCTTTACCAAGCTGAAAACATGGGTATGCAGGCTATTGGAAACCTGTTTGATGTAAGTCGTCAATACATTAAAAATGTGCTTGAGCGTAACAAGATCGGCATTCGCACATCGGGATACCCAAATATCAGCCACTATACTTCGCAAGACGGACATAAGGTTAAAAGCAGTTTGGAACTTCAAGTTGATGATTGGCTTTTTGAACAAGGCATTGAACATGAGTACGAACCATACATAGCCAAAACCAAGTACAAGGCTGATTTCAAAGTCCAAGACACCTTCATTGAAGTATGGGGCATTGAAGGCAACGAGAAATATGAACGCAAACGCCAAAAGAAGTTGCGCGTATACGAAAAACATAATTTGTCGTTGATTTCGATTTTCCCCGATGACTTTCCAGATTTGCATATCCTTCAACCTTTAACCAAATATTCCTTGCAACATCTTACGAATCGGCTCTAGGTGGGCTTGGATTGTGTCCCACACGATTCCATATACGCCCCCGAAACGCGTCTCTAAGGCTAGCCCGTATTCCACCCCATGCGACAAGTAAAGCTCTACTGTGTCGTTCGATAGCTTCTCGACCCATCCATGAAGTGTTTGGCGCGCATTACCTGTCCTATCTGTCCATGGCGCATTCTCTTTTGCATATTGCTCGAACACAGCCTTAAAGTAATCTGCAACAGATTTCATCGCAAAATGGACTTTGTCGGCGTACTCTTCCATGCGTTTAAACATTGAGTCCATGCCTGTCCACTGCACATCAGCACTCATGACAGCACCTCGCATGTCGCCTGTACTTCACCGGGCACAAGAATCGTCTGTATCACACGATACTGCTGACCGTTGATAGCAAACCGATCCCCTCGCTGGATGTCTGTATCATCGACCGTTGGATGGTTCTTGACCCCGAAGATCACAGCATCTCGACCTGACGAAATACCGCCGCCATCGCCCCGATACTCTGAATCCACCGCGTTATCGAACTCAATCCGAACCGTCTGTGCGGATTGCTCAACAGCCCCCCGAACCAGCGTGATACTAGTTGGATTACGCTGGATCCGATTCCACGCATCCACAGCCCGATTCGTCGCGCTGATCGCTTCGTTGCCCTGCGCGAGCCATGCGTTGAAGTCAGCCATGCCTACATCCAATCATTCGGCAAAAGTTTACGCCGTCGATAGTCGCCCGGTTTCCGCTTATTGCGTGGCGGACGTTGCTTGATGCCGACAATCTTCGCTGATACCTGATTCTGGTCAGATAACCCGCGATAATACGTCGCCATCTTGCCTAGATTGTCGAAGATTTGCTTGCGCTTCTCACTGGATTCATTCTGCGTGTAGTCAGAAAACTTTGCCGCATTCGCCATTAATTCTTCATAGCAGACGGCAATCGCTTCATTAAGGTCACCATTGGCTTCCGTGTAAATTGCCTGAAGCTCATCGTCGTCCCACGCTGTTTCAGCTGTATCTGCAACCTTCCGACGCATCGATGCTAGTTCTGTGTTTGTTAATGTCGCCACTATCCATGCTCCTTGATCAATGCTTTTAGCTTCTGTGCCGAATGCGTCCATGTCTGATGTTCACGCAACCACCGTGAGGCATTGCGACCGACTAGACGTGCCTTATCTTGATTCTCATAGCACCAGCGCATCTTATCGGCGACCTCAAGATGATTAACCATCGCCCACTGCCCATTCTTGGTTTTCAGGTGCGACGGAACCAGCTTGAAATCCCGTAACGGTATCGCCCACTCGTCGATGCCCACGGACAACCCGCTCCAATCGGTCGCGATCACAGGCAAGCCCATCATCGCCGCTTCTCGTGGAGGCATCCCCCAACCTTCCCCATATGAAGGGAAGACAAAGCAATCGCCCTCGCGATACACATCCGAAATATGCTCAACATCTTCCTTCCAGACCTGTATCCGCTCATCGGCAAAGGTCGCGTATTGCACCGCCGACTGACTACCCTCACGAATCTTGATGAGCAATCGGACATCTTCATCAGTGTCGCCAAATGCCTCGAAGAACGCCCGCCAGACTTGCTCGACCCCTTTACGCACCCCTCTGTCTCCAAGACAGATAAATGTATAAGGTCGTTTCGGACGCTCAACAATGAGAGGAAACTCTACCGGGTCTGTACCACCATGCACCACATGAATTGGCACAGACACACCGGCTTGTTTGAACGTATCGGCATTATGCTCACACAGCACGATCAACCGTTCACACGTTTCATTGATGATGTCCGCCCAACCCTCTGGTATGGAGGTATCCTCATACATCGTGAACGCCCACTGTCGCTTGACACTTTTCGGGAACAGTGGCGGGGTTGTTAACGAAATTGTCAACGTATCCTCGTCAAATGTCGTCAACATCGAACGCATCCAATCAGGAGCTGTCAACGCCTGAATTGGAGTCGGCACGACCTCGATACCAAGCGCACAGAGTTCCCGCACATAGTACGCCCCCATACGCCCATACCCGCTATATATATCGAAGCCGTTACCTACCCAGTTGATTTTCATCTGACGCTACCTTAGCTAATCGTCGGGTTTTCCCAGTTTGTACCGCCAGAAGCGATCTGATATGCAACACCATTCAGACGATTGTTCACATTGATACCATGCTCAGCATCAAATTTGAGATAATCTAAGCGTGGGGTTAGACTGCGGTCAACTTGTGGCATAACCAGCATCCCGAAACCGCCACCATTCGGTCCGACATTTGGGTTATATCGGATCGCCAATGGGTTTCGACTATCATTGACACCGAAGCTCTTGCCCATCCAGAAGTACCCTGTCGGAATGCGTTCGTGATATCGGATTTCCACAAGCCCATGTTTGGTATTCAAGAAGCCAATCGGTTCACCCGGAACCCCTTCAGTGCGTCCATACACACGCAGAATATCAGTCGCACCCGTATTGACTTGAATCCGTTCAGGGAGAATATCAACAAAGCCTGTCATGCCCTCATATTTCTCAATATCAGCTTCACTAATGAGCGCCACTTTATCGCCTGTAAGCCCATGATGCGCCAGTTCTTTTGCCGCATTTTTCATAGCAGTCAGCGCATTGGATGAGCTGATCGCTGCATTTGTCCGGATGAAATGCGTATGTGTTGATTCAAACGAGTACCCCATCCAATCAGGGGGGATGAAGTTTAAGTTTGTGCCCGTTCCAATTGCCCAACCGGGAGAATATCCCTGACCAATGCGAATCTCTGTGTTGCTGAACATACGAGTGATAACATCATAATCAACCCGATCTCTCCAGCTATCACGGATTTCATCCAGATCAAACCGGATATCTTCCATATGTGCTTCACGCAAATAACTCACAGACCATGCGGTTGCGTCGTTATACGGTGTGAGAGCAAGCATGTGACCAATTGAGTCAGAACGAACAGGGTCGGGGCTGTTAAATTCTGACCGAACCGGAGTCATTCGGCGTGTCCCGTTGGCTTGGCGATATTTTGCATAGATGCTACGGGTGTAGGTGACTAATCCACCGTATTTCCGTTCGAGTTCTTCATTGACTTCGCCGATAGTTGTTGCGGCGAGGGCGATCACCTCTTGTGGGGTCATGCCATCGCGCATTTCAAAATTCAAAATAGTAGAAGCATCCACACCTGTCGGCAGTGCGATGTCCATAAGTGCTGTAGGTCCTAATACTGACATGTGATTTCCTTTCTTTCAGTCCAGATCAGGCGACTGCCTAACTGGTTGCCTCTGCAATGTCTGGATTGACGAAGAAGACTTCGCTTTCCAGCGCGCGCCCACATCGACGTGTCACTGTGCCTGCTGTGTCTCCCATCAGACCATCTACCGTACTGGTCGTGTCTGCGAGGTAGTAGTCATCGGTCGGATCAAGATCCGCTCCCGGCATCGCAACGGGACCGAACGCAACAGCAGTGACCGTTTCGCCATTTGCTACAGCACCATCGGTACTCTGTTTGCTCCCAGCCACAATGAGGACGACTGTCCCGTCACTGGTGGCAGCCTCTTCGGCATCGGTTTCTGTTAATGTTGCGTCAGAACCGACAATTGCCCAGCGACCACACTGGCTTGCTTCACCCATTACAAATTGGCGCGTGATCGAGCCAAATAATGGGCGTACTTTTGTTGGATCAATGGTGATTGTTGCCATCGTTATATCTCCTGTTTATCTGATGATCGCTAGCTGATGCCGTATTTGGCTTTGAGCGACTTCTGTTCATCTGGTGACTTCATCTGTTCTTTGAAGTCACTTGGCTGTTGCTTGCTATTCACAAACGCTGACGGTCCCGCCATTGCATCGCGAACGCTTTCCGCAATGACTCGGAAGCCATTGTCCCAAACAGACTGTGCCACTTCGGCGACGTTTTTCGCATCGCGGTCATCGCCCATCTGTGCCAGTACCTGTGTCTGGAAGTTCTGACGAAGCATGTTCAAGCGATTCGTGTTGATCTCACCTGATACTTGCCAGTCGGTCAGTTCAGCCACCTGCTCGGCTACCGCACTGTTGAAACGTTCCTGCTCGAACTCCTGCACCGTCGAGTGCAGTTCTTCAATGCGAGTCACGAGGCTGACATCTCTGCCAAGAATCTCGACCAGACGCATCTGCACATCGTTCATTTCGCGGACGATAGCAACAAGGTCGGCATCATCTGGCAAGAATGCGCTGATTTCGGTCACGATACGACCATATTCACGCATCTCGGCGATGGTTTGTTCTTGTTCGGATACTTGCTGTTCCAGTTCCTGCACCCGTTGCGCATTTTCGGTTGCTTCGGTCTCTTCCAAGACCTCCTGACGAATTTGCTCACGAACGGACTGAGGAACATCATTGATACTATTGATTTCAGTAGGCATATCGCCCTCCTGATCTTGTTTGTCGATTTCACTGGTGACTTCAAAATCCCCTGCGAGAGTCAATGAAGCTCGGTTATGTGGTGCAAAGTCCAATGTGTCGAGTTCAAAGTCGATTAACCTGCGAGTCCCATCGTCATATTCCTCAACGTGTGCCCGACCGAAGAAACTAACCCCAAGTTTCCCGCCTGTTGCTTTCAACTGACGGATATACTTGCGAACATTCCCCGGTGGCACATATGCCTTGCCCCACAATATTTCACCAACACGCAAGACACCAACCCAGAAGCCTGCGAGCGGGGTTGTGCCATTGTCACTATGCGGGAATGCGGTGCTAATTTCACTGTCTGGTAGATGCCCCATCAATGCTTGCACCCCACCCTCACGGATAGACTGTTCGATTGTAGACACCAAGTCTTCGTCGTAGATCACACCATTTTTGGACACCCGTCCAACTTCACTGATTTGCAAAGTCACAAACAACGGGTCATCGTCGCCCTCGGTCAATGCGTCGACATCAACCTGTGATAGCGTCGGAATCGCTGGACACGGTGCGCCGCCTCCAAACTGTGTAACCAGCGTATATTCATGAACCTGCTCAAGTTGTGTTGTTGGTGTACTCATACACAATCCCTCATTAGAAAACAAAAAACGTTGGCAAATCCTCCCCGGAGAGGACATGACAACGCGCGTTGGTGAAAATATGGAATTTTCGTACCCTTAATATAGCACAAACGTTCGGTTAATGCAAATTGAGACGTTTTTACTTTGTTCTATACCTTTTATGATGATAATTAGCAACAAAATACAGACGAGGTTGATCTATACTAGATTATGTTCGTTATAGGTGCATGATTTGAGAGTGTACGTTACACTAGACAAAATGATTAATGTACATTTGAATCGACAATATGAATAAACCACTATTTGACCGCATTATTGCCCAACTTTTACACGACATGACCGATGCTGATGAGCGCAAAGCCTTAATTGAATCGGCGTTGTATGGCTCACCTGTACTTGATCGCATTAATTGGTCAGGGGCGGCACGTGGGTTCACTGTTCGGCTCGTTCGCACACTGGAAGACTTCGGTGAAATCGAAGCGGGAAAACCTGCCATCGTCATGCTACTGGAAGACCTGCGCGAACAGGTCGGCGATGACCGCCAAAAGCAGATAGATGACATTCTCAGTCAGTTCTCTGCACCTGCCCTATTGCCCGACATCACACCACCTGAAAAGACCTTTGACGAAGATGAACTCTACGTCTTCATCTCCTATGCGCGACCACAACAGCCAATTGCTGAGAAAATCGAGCAATTCCTGATTAGCGCAGGCGTAAAGGTTTTCAGGGATACCAGTGAAATCCGCGAGGGCGCGAACTGGGACATGACCATTGAGACCGCCTTACAAGAATCTCAGCGCATGGTCTTATTGCTGTCGTCTGCGTCGATGCCTTACCGCAAAGAGGTACATCGAGAATGGTTCTTCTACGACCAAAAGCGCAAGCCCATCTATCCCATTTATGTGGAAGATTGTGAGCTACATAGTCGTATCTATGCCTACAATTACATTGATGCCCGTAAGAGCTTACAGACCGCACTCGACCGCCTCTTAGCTGAACTCAAGCGTGACTTTGACTTGCCCGAAGCCATTACAGGTGCAGACAAGGTGAGCGTGATTCCCGACGCAGAGACCGAAGAACGAGAACTGCCCGACACGATGCAAGCGATGTTGGATGCCATTCAACAGCCTGATAGCGATGTCATTCTCACCGAAGAACAGGCGACTGAACTCAAAGCACATAAGCCAGTCAATTTGACGGAATACCGCTTGGGGCGCATTGCCGAATGGTCTTTACCCCGCTACCGACTGGATAAACGATTTGTCAATCTGACGCTACTACTGGACAAAGGCGAACAAGAGCAACAACGTTGGCAAAAAGCCGACGACTTCCGCTTTGATGACTTGCGCGACGTATTGGCAAAAATAGACGACCCTGCACTCGTCTTATTGGGTGCGCCCGGTAGCGGAAAGAGTAGCCTAGCACGTCGGCTACAACTTGACCATAGCATCGACCAATTACGCGATGACGGCGATGAGATAACCTTCTTCATTCAATTGAATGGCTACCGCAGGGCTTCCGATGGCACATTACCCACGCCACAGGAATGGCTCAATGCCAAATGGACGTTACGTTACCCGGATTTGCCACCCTTGAATAGCTATCTGCATCAGGGCAAGGTGTTGTTATTGCTAGATGCACTCAATGAGATGCCTCACAGCAGTACCGCCGAATACCATCAGCGGGTAGATGTATGGCGCACATTTGCACAGGAACAGGCACGGGCAGGCAATCGACTGGTGTTCACCTGTCGTAGCCTCGATTATAGTGCCAACTTGAGCAGTCCTGATTTGCGTGTACCACAGGTCGAAGTACAACCGATGGATAAAGACCAGCTACGCAAGTTCCTAAGTGTATACACGCCAGCCCATGAAGACCTTATCTGGAACGAACTCGAAGGCTCACCCCAATTTAGCCTATTTCAGACCCCCTATTTCCTCAAATTGTTATGCGAACAGGTCGAAGCCACCCGTGAAGTCCCGAAAGGGCGTGCATCGCTGTTCACAGGCTTTATTCGGCAGGCACTTGACCGTGAACTCAACCATCAACCACTCTTACAACCTGACACGCTATTGACCGAGCGCGACCATCGCAAGTTGACACGCGCACAATGGCGCAACCCCTTTGAATTGCCTGAACGCGGTATCTTGCTCCCGCGCATTAGCCAATTGGCATTTACCATGCAGGAAGATGGACTGGAGACCGAAGGCGCACAGGTACGTATTAACTTTGATGATGCCTGCGACTTGCTTGACCATGAGCGCGATGAGGACATCCTCAAAGTTGGGGTATCGCTCAATGTGCTGGATGAGGACATTACACAGGATGAGATTCTCTTTTTCCATCAGTTGTTGCAAGAATTTTTTGCCTCGCGTGAGCTGGCGAAGAATCCTAACCCTGAGCTGGTGCATGTCGAATGGCAAGCCGATAAAGTTAGCCCGTCACTGGATGAGACCATTGCAGGATTAGCCGATGGCGACCCCTTGCCCGTATTACCACAGACAGGATGGGAAGAAACCACCCTGACGGCTTCCCCGATGGCGGACGACCCCGATGCCTTTGTGCGTAACCTGATTGACCACAACCTGCCACTCTCTGCGCGGTGTGCCAGTTCAGCAGAGATTCGCATTAGCGATGACCTCAAACGCGACATCCAGCAACGCTTGATTGACCGCACACAGGATATGAGTGCTGACCTACGCGCAAGGATTTCAGCAGGGTTGGCGTTAGGCGAATTAGGCGACCCACGATTTGAGCGCAAAACAGGCGCATATGGCGATTATCTGCTCCCGCCGATGATTAACATGCCTGCAGGTATGTACCCCATCGGTGACGATAATAGCCAATATGACCGTGAAAAGCCTGCTCATACCGTTCAACTGGAAGCCTTTAGCATCGGGCAATTTCCCGTGACCAACGCCGAATATGCCCTGTTTATGCAGGCAGATGGATATAAAGACGAGCAATGGTGGGACACGGATGAGGCTCTGGCATGGTTGCGGGGGGAAGGAAGTACCGAAGGAAGTAAGCAACAATGGCGCGAGAATCGCAAAACGTTTCAAAGTGTATCTGAACAAACGATTCGTGATTTGGTTACACAAAACAGAATTACATCTAAAGAGGCTGATGATTGGATTACAATCCGTAATTGGTCTGATGAACAATTTGAGTCTTGGCTAGATGAGACCTTCCCATCAGGTCAAATCTATCGCCAGCCTGAATACTGGAATGACACCCGTTTTAACAACCCTGCTCAACCTGTCGTCGGCGTGACATGGTTTGAAGCTCGCGCTTACTGTAAATGGTTATCGGCACAGACAGGCAAACCTTATACTCTGCCATCTGAGGTCGAATTTGAAGCCTCTGCACGCGGTCTGGATGGCAGACAATTTCCTTACGGTGGGACATTTGATGTAAGTCGAAGCAACACCTTTGAAAGTCATATTCGGCGCACAACGCCTGTGGGTATTTTTGACAACGCCACACCTGAAGGTGCGTATGATTTGTCGGGCAACGCCTATACATGGACACACTCAATTTATGCCGACGACTTGCCCTATCCCTATACTGATTTCAAGATACGGGAAGATGTAAACAGAACAAAAGTTCGTCGGGTGTTGCGCGGTGGTAGTTGGGCTTACAACTTTGATCTTGCGCGTTCCGCCTATCGTAGCAGCAGCGCTAGTTACTCCCGTATCAATGACTACGGATTTCGTTTGTGTTCGTCCCCCTTCTCTGTGTAACACTGGACACTGTGGGCGGTTGCCGTAGGCAAAAAATACGGCGTAGACGTATTTTAGCCCCCCGTCCCGCCGTTAGGCGGGTCTTTTTGCCCTCACCCCTAAATCCCCTCTCCCAAACGCTACGCTGGGAGAAGGGACTTCAAATCTATCTGTGATGATGACACGGTATTCATGCTAGTGTATACTCAAATGGCAGTTGAAGTTGGGCTGTGGGGTGCTCTGATGACGACGCGTCGGGTGTTGCGCGGTGGTAGTTGGGCTAACAACAATAATAATGCGCGTTCCGCCTATCGTAACAACAACAATAGTAACAACCGTAACAATAACAACGGATTTCGTTTGTGTTCGTCCCACTTGTCCGTCCCCCTTTCTATGGCTCTGTCATCTGGCAGGGCGGACTCATGTGATTTTATCATCACGGCGGTTTCCAATAGTATCAGGCGACTACGGTTTCCTGATTGAGGCGAAAGGCACAGAGAAGGCGCAGAGTTATCCCGTCCGCACGGGCGAAAAACACCGTCGGGCATATACAAAACCCACAGCGGGCGTTCTGCCCGTTTGTGGCTTATATTGCCCTCATCCTAAATCCTTCTCCCTCAGGGCGAAGGACTTACAAGGATTTCATCCATCCGCCAAGCAATTGCCCAATCTCTGCGACCATAACACTCACATGCCGATATTGCCCGTCATTCAACCAGTGCCAATGATGCGCCAAACGCAGGTATAGGCGTAGCTTATTCAGATGGGCATCGGCAGACATGAGATGCTTTTTGCGGGTCGTACCACTCTGATTCATGGCATCGTATAACGCCTCTTGGAAATCTAGCGCAGATGACATCATGCGCTGGGTGACGGTGTTACGATAGGTACGTGGGAATTGTTCGGACTTGGGCAACAACCACGCCAACAGGTCAAAGGTGCGGGTTAGGATAATCATTTCATTCGACATGCGGGATACACTCTTTTCTCGAATTACAGATTGGTCAAATTTGCTACTAGCCTACCGCAAAGCGTCCAAAGGCAAACGGGGTAAGGTTGCATCTGCCAGCTTCGAGCATCAACTTGCCGACCATCTGCTACTACTGGAGCATGAGTTAAACACTCAGACGTATCGCCCCAGCGACTATGACCACTTCTGGATTCATGACCCAAAAATTCGCAAAATCAGTGCCTCTGCCTTTCGTGACCGTGTGGTGCATCATGCCGTCTGCAATATCATCGAACCCCTATTTGAACGTCAGTTTATCGCGGGCAGTTATGCCAACCGTGTCGGCAAAGGTACACATCTGGCGATAGACGATGTACAGGTCTATGCACGGCAGTTTCGATACCACCTCAAGTTGGACATCGTGAAACATTTCCCCTCAATTGACCATGCCATCCTTTTTGATATTTTGACCGACACCATACGGGATGAGCAAACCCAATGGCTGATGCAAGCGATTATAGATAGTGGGGTAGGGGTATTATCGGATGAGTATGAGATGGTGTACTTTCCTGACGATGATTTGTTTGCGGTCAATCGAGGTCGCGGGTTGCCAATCGGCAATTTGACGAGTCAATTCTGGTCGAACTGTTATCTGAACCCGTTGGACTGGTTTATCACGCAAGAGTTGGGCTGTCGGCATTATGCGCGGTATGTGGATGACATGGTGTTATTCAGCGATAGCAAACGTCAGCTCTACGATTGGAAGCAAGCGATTGTGCAATTTCTTGTCACGCTACGGCTGATTGTACATGAACATCAGGCGCAGGTAGACCGTTGTGAGCAAGGCATCCCTTGGTTGGGGTTTGTGGTGTATCCGACGCATCGCCGTGTGAAGCGTCGTAATGTGGTCAAGTTCGTCAAGCGATTGGAGAACAACCTGTATCAGCAAGGCGAGATTAGCTTTGCCGAATTGGATGCCAGCGTGCAGGGGTGGATAAATCACGTCCGATATGCCGATACATGGGGCTTGCGCGGTCATGTCTTTGATAATCACCCGATACCCCCACCTAAGGAAGGGCAAAATTTGTAGCGACCCGCCTGACGGCGGGACGGGGGGCTAAAATACGTCTACGCCGTATTTTTTGCCTACGGCAACCGCCCACAGTGTCCAGTGTTACACAGAGAAGGGGGACGAACACAAACGAAATCCGTAGAAACTGAAACGGTTGTTACTATTGTAGTTGTTACGATAGGCGGAACGCGCAAAATTACTGAAGTTAGCCCAACTACCACCGCGCAACACCCGACTTGAACTAGACCCTATATTCTCTTGACTCGCTGTTTCAGCGGGATTGTTGTAGTCGGTTAAGCACCAATCCCAAACATTACCTGCCATGTCCAATACCCCATATGGGCTTGCTCCATGTGAGAATATACCAACAGCACTCGTTTGGCTCAAACTTGTTTCACTTGTATTTCCCTTGTTCTTATCAAACTCATTCCCATAGGGATACAATAGACCATCTCTACCCCGTGCCGACTTCTCCCACTCAAATTCTGTCGGCAAGCGCACTAGCCATGTCGCAGGATTCATCGCGTCATAGTCAGACATGCCATCCGATATGCCGATAGACCATAATTTATGCGACAACCAACGGCAAAATGCCATCGCTTCAAACCAACTCACCCTTTCGCGTGGATGATTCCAGAACTTAAACCACTGCTCATCTGGAGCTTGGTTATGTCCATCTGGCATGGCAAAACCTTCCCACCAGCGTGGGTCATGGTAGCCTTCTTGGTCATCTATGAAGGTCTGGAATTGCATATACGTCACAGGATATTTGCTAATTCTGAACTCAGGTAATGTTATCTCTTGCTTGTCAGCAGGTGGAAACAATGCTGAGTATGATGACTTATCATCATCGCCATACGTAAATGTCCCTGCTGGTATCGTTACCCAGTCAATATCGGGCAACTTCACCCCATTTTTGACGATAATATTGACACCCTTGCGGTTATCCAGACACTCACCACTCGATAACGTCAACTGCCCCAATGCCCGACCAATAGACGCTCTCGCACGCGGGTCGGGGTCGCGCTGTAGGTCGGTCAAGCGCGGTAGCCACGCCTCACGACACTTGAGTAAGGTCGCATCTGGCGGTGTTTTTGCACCACTACGGGTAATACACTGCGCTGATAATTCAGGTTGTACATCCAGCAACCATTCCACAATCGGCGTTGGGTCGTCACTATACAAGCCTGCCAGCAAAATCGTCGCTTCTTCCCAGTTCGTGCGCTCCCACCAATTGTCAGGCTTCCAGATGTCAGTCGCCTTTAATCGACCCGCTTTAATCTCGTTATCCATGTACGTCGCTGAGAAGTATTCCTGCAACAGTTGATGCGTGAAGCGCACCTGCTCACCCACACTCAAGATGCTGGCACTACCTGCTAGATATAACAGACGCTCACCTAAGATGCGCTTTACATCATCTTCGGGTAGCACAGTCAGGGCATTACCTGCATCGTTCTCACTATTGTCGTCGGCAATGCGCTGTAATTGCATCGCATAGGCGACCTGCGCCAAACCATTGACCAGTGGCTCTTGCTCATCTTCAGGAACAGCCTCACGTTCCATCAGCGTCTCGACAAACTCTTTAAACAACTCGCCTCTGTTGTCGGGCAGTTCATTCTGCTTGGCAAAGACACTCGTCAGCATCAACAGCATGTAGGGGTTACGCGCCAAAACCATCAACCCTGATGGGTTCTCGCGTTCTTTTAGCCAGTTATTCCAATATGTATTATCGTTCTCACGCCAACTATAGCCCCACAATATGCCATCGGGCAACACATCGGCAATCCAAAATGTTGTTTCAGGGTCGTCTAGCTTGTCGCCAACAGCTTCAAGAAATCGGCTATGCCGGCTTTGTGCGTTCTCCCCTGCCAACTTCCAGAACAACTCATCGCCTTTGTCTTCGAGGTACTTCGTCACAAACTCCCGAATACGAATGGGGTCTAATAAGGTGATGTTGATACGGTCAAAACCTAAGTCAATCGTATAGTCCAATTCACGGCAAGATACCACTGCCATCAAATCAGGGTAGGCTTCGATAAATGCCTGCACCTGTGGGTATTTGGCTTTGTGCTGGCTCGCAGGGATTTCGTTCAAGCCATCTAGCAGAAGAGCAACTCGTTTTTCACGCAATAGGTCATCTAAATACGCACCCAAGTCGCCGATTTGTGAGGTGATGAAAGCATGAAGGGGTTGTGTCTTATCTGTCCATTTGCCGAGCCGAATTAGTAACGGGATGATGACTTTACGGTCAGTTAATGCCTTGTCTACAAGGTCAGATGCTAATTTCCATATGGTCGTCGTTTTTCCACCGCCCGGTTCACCTAACAATACAGCCCGTCGTATACGATGGATTTCAGCGACCGCATCTTCAAACGGCTCAAGCTCCCCTTTCATCTCATGCGGGTCACGGTCGCCCATCGGCAACAACTCAAATACGGCTCGGATTTCAGCACGTTGGTGCATCTGCTGAGAATGTCCGCCCATCGCGGTATACTTCTCAGTATTCAATAGTTCTTCAAACCGTAGGCGTTCCAGATAGTCGAGTTCTAATTTGCGGGGAATGACCCGTTTTTCACTGATGGAAATCGTCTCTGGTGGGTCGTCATCTTCCTCAAGCTCTGCATCAGACACATCTACATCTGCCAATGTCGGGTTCGGCAAGTAGCTCAACAACTTGGCTAGTGCAGTCTCATAATCACTGTCAAACACCGTCACACCCTGATAGCTCACCAGTGGAAAGAAGCGTTCCTCACTCAAGACGTTCTCAAGGATAAAGGGAATAATCAGTTTGTCCTTTTGTCGCGCCCACAGAATTTCATCCTGTACCCACTTGCTCTGGAGTGCTTTCAGTGTCACTAATGGCACAAACACATAGGAATTTGTAATCCCTTTTGAAATGGTCATAATCCACTCGTCACCACCCTTGATTTTGGTGGTATCAATCCAGCAAGCATGACCTGCTCTATTCAGGTCAGCAATCAACTGTTGGGCAATCTCACTGTCTTGATGCGAATAACTGATGAATACAGTGGGTTGGCGATCATCCTGTGGCGTATTAATTGTGATGGGTCCCGAGGTCACTGGCGTTACCGTAGCTGGTACTGAAGTGATTGAATCTCTTGCTAGCTCTGCACAAAGCGCATCAGTCATGCGGACCAGTTCATCAATCGTGATATGTTTGTCTACCCCACAATAATATTTTGCGGTGTTCAGTAGTCGCCCCAGCGCGTGCTTACCTTCAGACAAACAACCGTAGTCGAGTAATTTCTTGATGCATAGTGTTGTAAATCCAATTGGTGTCCCTTCTCGCTTGATCTGGTGATAAATACGAGAATCCGACAGTGTATAAAAGGCATCTGTCAGCAAAGCTTCTCGATCATCTTTTGTCTCGACCAGTGGCAATAAGATCTGGCGTGTGCGTGGTAATAAATCAGGAGGTGGTTGCAAGTTCATAGGTCTCGATCGTAATATATCAATCAATTATTTATGTGCTGAGTTTAACATATCTCAACCATTTTGACCGTGATTTATCGGAATAAACTTTACTTATCCTGCTTATAATGGTCGGATTACACTGACACTAACCTATAACTATCATCAGTTTTTTTATCTGCATTTGCCTTACGGTCCAATACTTTGCGCCAAAAATTCAGCCAATTCCCGATACATCGGCTCGCGAAGCATATCGCGCAACATCCCCTGCGGTTGAAGGGCTGTCCGCAACGGTGGCTCTAAGCCCTGTCCTGCTTCCTCGACAATCGCACGTAGATTCTGAGTAACTGTTTCGGGGCTATCCTTTACCACTCCGACGAGATGGCACATACAGTGCGGATGATAAACTGGTACATTCGTTGCATAAATCGAATATGGTGGGCGCAACCGACCGCCCCCAATCCCAATCGTCGCATGTCTCGGACATACCGTACATGTTGGGTCTCCATTGGGCGACCGTCGCACATCGATCTTATCCACATACGGATTGGTGTACGCTGAAATAAACGCCGCCTGATTCCCCGCGCGTGAAATCTCTGTGCGTGCCAAGCGCATCGCATCATAGGACGCATCTTTCCCATATGGCTTATTCGTGCGAATCCCTGCCCGACCGGGAATGATAAATTGCTCTAGACGCTTTGCCAGCCGTTCCGCCGACATTCCCTCATTAATCGCATCGGCAATCATCGCGTCGATCTTTGTCCGCGTCCGTACATCGGTTTGCCACACACGGTCACTTAGTCGATAGCCGTTCGGGTCAACCCAAGTGTGTGCGGGTTCATATTCTGCCAGCGGATTCGGGCGAAACAACCGCAACGCCTCGATCTGTTCATCGGTCAAGTCTTCAATTTCTTGTACTGGCACAGGGCGACTGGGTGTGGATACCAACCACGCCTGAATATCATCGGGGATGTTCTTTCGCATCCAGTTATATTCCGCGACCACCATCATCGCCTGCACCATCGCCAGCCACTTATTGAGAATCCGCGGATACTCAGCCAGAGGCGTGACCCCATCCCGACCAAATGCCGACCGTCCATCTTGCCCCACGAAGAAGCTATCGACAATCGCTCCCACTTGCGCCTGCACCCGCGTCTTACGCTCTAACGGGATAATCCCATCTGCATTCTGATGGAACAGCACAACCCCGCTAATACGCTCAGCCAGCCGGGTAAATGCTTCCTTGATCTCATCCCGAAAGCCCTTTTGCGCAATCGCAAGAATACGCTTGTTATTGGCAGTTGTTGCCATTACGCCGCCTCTGGCATATCATCAGGCGTATCTGCGTTGAGTGCCGCTTCAATATCGGCTTCGAAGCGATCACCCTCGTTTTCCATCTCAGCGTTGGCATTCTCTAACTCTGCCTTCGCGTCCTCGACAATATCTAACTCGTTCAAATAGGTCTCATCGGTGATGACACCCTTATTGTGTGCCGATTCGGTTTTCTTCCATGACAATTCTTCATCAGCCTGTGCCAAATCCGACCATTTCAATGTCACCGGAGCAACCTTCACCTTGCGGTCTGTCAGTGCTTTTACCCGTAGCCAGATGTCGCACAATTCCAGCAGACCCCCCTCAGCTTCTGCTTGTAGATCATCATCCGCCCCAAGCCCCTGAAGCTGGAGTCGTTTCTGCGTGATAAACATGTAGAAGGTCTTCATCTGTTCCTGAGCCGTTGCCCGTGCCGACGATAATTCCAGACCCCACACCGCTTCGGGAATCCGTGTATGTTCCATCACAAGGATGAACAGCGACCGCAACGTATTGCGAATATCCTCGGTAAAGCCATTGCCCGGACTCGCAAAGACAAATCGACCACCCCGCCCAACAAATATCGCTGGCAACTGATCGAAGTCAATCTGTACTCGATTTTCCTCGACCCCATCCTCATTCTGGAATGTATCGACTGGCGATGTCTGATTCGCCCTAATCGTCTCGTCGATGTCCTCCACCCCCTCAAACACAGGAATCGGGTTCCCCATGATCTCGGCACCATCGACCATTTTCTGAATCAGGTTGTCGTAACGGTCAAACAGCGAAGTCAACGCCTCATAGAACGGTCGTCCGTTGGTCTCATTCCCGCTTCGGTCGTTTGCCAGATGCACAATTGGAATCTTGCCGATCAGGTTCGCAAATTCAAACGACTCCTCATGTTTGAGTATATTTTTTGCACCCGTCCATTTAACCGTGATGATACGCTTTTCCTCGGTATATACATCCGTCACCCGCGCCTCTGGCAACCGTGATGTAATCGTGACCTTGGTCATTTTGCGATAATCCAGCGGATCATACTCGACATCCACCAGTTCAGGCGACGGCACACTCAACGTTCCGTCAGGATTTACGATAATGTACTGGTCACCCAACCCGTACAAATCAATCACAATCGTCATCAGCTTGCCATGAATCCGCTTGAAGAACTTCTTCAACAGATTGTCGGTATATTCGTCAGCATCGACCAGACGAGGCTCAATCGCATCACCTAATACCCACGACGCGATAATCTCGCTGATCGGTTTCGCAAACAACCCGGCAAACTCAAACCCGCTCAGCTTGCCCCGCCGGAATTTGTCCCACCACTCATAATCCGGTCGCGTCTGATCTAAACTCAAATATGATCGCAGGCGTGTGTACATATTCGTCACGCTACTGGCAACGCCCCACTGCACCCGACCGATAATTTCCCTCACAGGCTTCAGCATCGACCGTCCCTTGTCGCCACTATCGCCAAACACTCGATTTATAATTGACATGCCCCACTCATTCGCCTATAGAACAAATATTCTTAAGTATAGCATAAATTATTATCATGCCGATTCAACAGACATCAACGAACCATTGGTGAGATTGACGCGGGTTACGGTATACTCACACTAGATTCGCAATAGGAGTAATACAATGCCTTTAGACCGTGACCTACTGCAAGATTGCATCAACCAGTTAATGCCGTTCTTTAACGACCCACCCGATGACCGCAAGGCGCTGGTATCGACTGCTTTATATGGCTCACCTGTTCTCGAAAATGACATTGTGTGGACAGGCAAACCGCGCACCTTCACCTTCAATCTGGTGAACAAGTTACATTTTTACGATGACACGACCTCGTTAGTTTTGCTGTTGGAGAGCTTGCAAGCTGACATCGGTGAACCGCGCAAGTCCGAGCTTAACAGCTTGATAGACCGACTACGGGCTTCCTCTGCCAGTAAACCGATCCCCCCTGCTGACAGCGATACTTTGCCCACTCCGGAGCGATCTTCTGCATCCTCGACCGACGGTGAAGTATTTATCTCCTATGCTCGTTTGAACATTGACTTTGTTAATCAACTGCGCCGTGATTTTCAGCGCGAGAAGATTGATTACTGGATTGACAAAGAGGGTTTGAGCGTCGGCACGAAGAACTGGGAACGCAGTATTCGACAGGCAATTCATAATTGTACATCCGTCGTCTGGGTGGTGTCGCCTGCATCATATGCATCCGATTATGTCGATAGTGAAATTGCCATTGCCGAAGCCTACGACAAGACCATCTATCCCGTGTGGGCAGACGGCGAT